ATGCTACAGCCCGTACCTCATTAGCTCAGGGGTTTAAGGTCTACGAGGCCGGTATGTACGAGTGGGTAAGTGTGGCGATGAACAAAGTTGCTAGTCCCACAGATAACCTAACAGTAGCTATACAGACAAACTCTAGTGGTGTACCAAGCGGCACAGTGCTTACCGATGGGACCTCTGGTACGGTTACTGGTAGTACACTCGACGAGCGCCTACGCTATGTAGTCTTCCGCTTTGACCCCCCCGTATATTTAGCTGCTAACACGACATACCATCTAGTTGTAGACAGGACTGGCGCGGCTGACTCAGTAAACTACTATCGTCTTGCTGAGGACACTGGTAATGTCTACGGCGACGGCACCTTATCTACCTTTGATAATTCTACCTGGACTGCTGTGAGCGGCTCTGACATCGGCTTTGCTATATTTGCCGCTTCTACGTTATGGATACCGTTACGGCATAAGAGCGGCTGGGAGTATAAAAGGGTTGGCTCCGACTTTATCTATCTACCACACCTACCGCGTGAAGGTACTCCTATCCGTATTCGTGGTGGGGCGGCTATAGCTGAACCTTCTGCCGAAACCGATAACATCCCTGTACGCTCGGAATATGTGGTTGCTTATGCTATACAAGAGCTATTAGCGAACGCGTCAGGTCGCCGTGGTAGTAGGGATAGCGCAGCACAGGCTAGTGCTTGGGCACAGCATGTTATGAAGTCCACTCCGCGCCCCATCCGTCATCTTCCTCCAAATGCTATTCAAGTCTTTGCTTAGGAGGAGAGTATGGCTGATTTTGTTTCCGCGCCTGAAATAGAGAGCCGCGATACTATCCTGCTCTACGGGAACTACTATCAGATAGCAGGCCCGGTACGCGTTGACATGGCTACTGTATCACCAGAGAAGATGAGTCTCTCTCCTGGTGTACCTGCTGGTGATAGTCCCCTCATCTCTACTATAACAGTTAATGATCTACGTGGTGGTATGGGGTTGTTTAGGTACAGAGACTTAAAGGACCTAAACCGCTATGCTACAGGTATAAACTTCGCCCCACGATTCGCTCATTCAATCACTCCCAGTCTATTAGCCAACAGCTCTAGTAAGCCTTCAGGCGAGACTGCTACAGTAAATGCGATTACTGCGTTGAGTGGTACTATCATAGTTGCTTTTGGCCCTGATCTCTATAATCTTACGCCGCCTACAACCTGGAGTGCAAGCACAGACACATTGCCAGCGACCCCTGTAGATGACATTTGGTTTAATGCACGTATCTTTTTCGCGCTTGATAGTTCTGGCTATAGTTATCTAGCTACGGCTGGTGGAGTTGCTACAGATGTGGCCGCAGGAGCTTCTGATCCTGCCGCTCATTCCTTTGCTGTATGGGACGAAACGCTCTACGCTATTGATACTGCTGGAAGATTATGGAGTAGCACTACAGGTAACGCAGCAAGCTGGACTGGTTTAGCAAATCTTCCTGTCCCTAATACTACAGATATAGACCTGGTAGTTTATGACGATTCTGCGGGAGATCCTACTATCTGGGCATTAACAGCGTTCGGCCCTTGGATTTATGATCCTATTAATGATAAGTGGTTTCAATCACGCTTTCAATTCCCGGAGTTTGACAGAGTTGTTACTGGACGTGGTATGGGTATTGATGGTAGAGATGCTTTGTTTGTCAAGGGATCAGATCATCAGCTCTATAAGACAAGGATGAGTAATACCGCCTATACGGTGGAAAATGTTACTCCCGGCATCAACTTCCTTCCGTCTGCCTATGCTGGCGAGATTACATCTATAGTAGCTGATAACCACCATCTCTATGTGCTTATTGGCGATAGTTCTACTATCTCAGGGATTAACTGGTGTGTTTTTGTCTACAATGATGATGACGATGTACCCGTGTGGCACCCTCTCTCCATCAACACGGCAGACAACAGCACCCAGCCCCTCGTAGCCGCGATCATCGCCAGTAGCGTGGGGCATAGGCTTTACTACCACGATAACAATAGTGCAGACGGCCATATTGTACGATGGATAGAGTTGCTAGATTTAGAGCGTGATCCGTCTCAATTCGCCACCGTGAACTATGCAGCAAGCGCACAAGTAGATCTGCCGTGGTTTGATAACTTTGAGGAGAGTAGGGATAAGCTAGCTTTAAGGGTAAGGGTAAAATGTTTAGGAATGAGTGCTAATGAGACTATCACCGTCTCTTATCGCACCGATTTTAGTACAGGTTCTTTTACTACACTAGGTTCGGCCATTGCAGCTAACGGAGAAACTACTATATGGTTTGGCACAAACAATGTCGGGATGAGCTTCAAGTCTATTCAGTTTCGCCTAGCTTTCGCTCGTGGTTCTACCACCACTAACGCTCCAAAACTCGAATCATTCTCTTTTGATTACATGAGACTGCCGGAAGTTCTCCGCGGCTTTACTGTGCAGATTATCTGTAGCGGGATGTTTTTTAACAAGAGCGCCGGTGAACAGTTAGAAAATCTTTGGACAATGATGAAGACTGATACGATGGGTACATTTGCTTATTTAGATGATACTGGTCAGAGGCGTTCTTACCTAGTTAAGCCTCAGAGGCCGCAAGGCGTAGAGATGGCTGGCTCTGACGAACATGGCACATACGCGTTCTATCTGGCAGAGATTAGGAGCAATAACTAATGCCAGGTTCCAGCATGTACAAGTTTAAGATCGCTGGAAGATATGTCAAAGGCAGTACCATACCTTCTAGTGCTAACTATAAGCTGGTTTGGAACACTGGTGGGTATTGGGAAGCTGGAGTAGATACTACAGTCCCACGTCTCTTTTTAGCTTTTGTGGACGGAAGCTCACTTTGGCTGCTCTACGATGAGGCGCTGGACACGGGGAGCGTTCCAGCGGTGGGGGACTTTGCGGTGGTCGTGGCAGGCGGCGCGGATGTAGTGACAGTCGTGGCTGTCAATGGCAGCGCGGTTAAGCTCACGCTGACGACCGCTGCGACGGAAGGACAGGTAGTAACGGTCTCCTACACAGCGGGGGCCAGCCCAATACAGGACATCGCGGGGAATGACGCAGCAAACCTGGTAGCTCAGAGCGTGGAGAACTTCACCGATCCTGTGGTGGTTCCCGACACCCAGGCCCCCCGGCTCTCTAAGATATATGGTTCTGGCACACAGATTGTTCTCGACTACGACGAACAACTTACCGAGAACTCACCCACGATCACAGCCTTTGCGGTGCTGGTGAACAGCGGCGCAGTGACAGAAAGCAGCCCTGTGGTGGAAGGGCATATTGTAAGGTTCACTATCAGTACGGCGCTTATTTCCTCCGACACCTTTACCGTGGCATACACGGCAGGTGCAACGCCAATTCAGGACCTAGCTGGTAACAATGCTGCCGACTTCGGAGCCGCGGAGGGCCAGAACCTCACGGATAGGGCTGTAGGTGGCACACCGACTACGCAATCCTTTGGTGATGCCGCAGCAGGAGGAGGCAGCACAACTGGTGCGGACCTCAACCATGTTCACGGGATGCCAACACCGTCTGTAGTAACAGTCTTTACATCGTCTGGCACTTGGACAAAGAACGCGGGCACTAAAATGGTACAGGTCGAACTATGGGGAGCGGGGGGAGGTGGGAGTGGTGGGCGTGGTGGAGCGGCAGATACAGCCAGGCAAGGCGGTAACGGCGGGGGTGCTGGGGCTTATGCTGAGAAGTTCTATGATCCCAGTGTTCTTGGGGCTACCGAGTTAGTTACTATTGGTAGTGGTGGCGCAGGAAGTGCAGGGGGATCATCGGCCCATAGTGGTACTGCTACCAGCGGAGGTAATACCACATTTGGTAGCCACTTGACGGCGCATGGTGCAGCAGGGGCAGAAGGAAGCGATTCTCTTAATGCTGGTGGTGGAGGCGGTCTTGCAGGAGCAGGAAGCGGATCAACAGGTGGCGTGCCACAGTTCATCACAGGAAATAATGAGACTTTTGGGGGAGGCAGTGGTGGAAACGCTAGTGATATTGCTGCCGGCAACTCTGTGCTAGGTGGAGGTGGTGGTGGACGAAATGACAGCGCACCAAGTGGGGATTCTTTTCCGGGGGGCAGTTCTCTGCACGGTGCTGGTGGTGGTGGCGCTGGTGGTGGGGTTAGTGTAGGCAATACACAACACGCTGCTGCTGCTGGTGGAGCTTTTAATAGCACCTCAGTTGGTGGTGGTGGAGCAGCAGGGGCAGTAGGCGGTGGCGCTGGAACAGCAGGGACATCTCGCACAGGAACCGGGAAATCCGGGGATGGTGGTGGTGGTGGTGGTGCTAATAGCGGAGGTACTGGGGGAACTGGAGGCGATGGCGGCACCCCTGGAGGCGGAGGTGGTGGCGGCGGCGGTGGTACGACTGTTGGTGGTGCTGGCGGCACTGGCGTCCGCGGAGAATGTATTGTGACAGAGTGGCTATAATGCGCTATCTTATCCTGAAGAATAACTTAGTGGTAAATGCTATTGACTGGGATGGCGACACCTCGAAGTGGCAACCGCCAGAAGGTGTTCAACTTCTTCAGTCTGAGCAAGGCAGTCCTGGAGACACATGGGACGGGCAGAAGTTTGTTTCGCCTGTTTGGTCGCCTGAGTACTACACGCCAGCCCAGATAGACGCCTACATTGACGGGATAACCAGCCTAGCAAAACTCAGGACGTTCCTGAAGCAGCTAACGAAATACATGGTGGTAAAGGTATGATAGTTGTCCCTTTAGTAGAAATAAGGAGCAGTAATTAGTGCATCCTCTTATTGTAGCAGCCCTACTATTGCTGCAAAGCCTCGCGCCAGAGGAATATACGCTTGTACAACAATACCAGATCCAGGTAGAGGAAGGCAAACGTAGCTATGGTGGATACGCTCTTTGTAAGTCAAAGACGATTGTTATCGTCATAGATCAACACCATAATGCATACGATACAGCTGGTACATTAGCACACGAGGCTAAACATCTTAGCGATAGTTGCCCTTACAATCGTGAGGCTATGGCTTACAGATATGAGCTACATACATTTAGAAAGATCAACTCTCCACTTTACTTGCAAATATGGGCCGCTCGAATGTATTGGAAGTATTATTGGTATGAACATCCAGGGCGTCTCAGTTTAGGCATTTTGCCATAGGAGTGCTATGTATACATCACAAATACAAGAAGTGAAAGCTATTCTCGTTAAACTTAGTGAGGATATGGGAGAAGTTAAAAGCGATGTAGCTGTACTAAAGAGCTATGTTATAGGTAACGGTACGGACGGCCTAGCCAGACGCGTTGATAGATTAGAACAGGGAGCAAATGAACAACGAGGTGAGCGTAACCTGCTACGCTGGATAGTTCCCTTATCTTTAACAGCCTCTTCACTTGTAGCAACTGTTATAGCGAGGTTATAGCTATGTACTTCCCTCTTCCAAGCACAACTGAACAACCAACTCCGCTCTATAGCTCTGATTCTAGCGACCATGTAGCTAGAGGGGGCGGTTTTGCTGTAGACATCTCTTATCCATTTGGCACCGATCTCTACCCTATTCACGCCGCTACTATTCTATCTACTGGCTGGATGGGCGACTGTGGCCTACACATTGACTACGAGTTCTGGTACTATGGCGTACCTATTCGTGTTCGCTACTGCCACCTCAACAGCATCTATGTTGGCCCAGGCCAAAAGGTTGTAAGAGAAGAGGTGCTTGGTACGGTTGGCAGCACAGGCCAGTCTACAGGACCCCATCTTCATCTGGTTATATGGGTAGATCAAGAAAGAGTAAAACCAGAAGCATATCTAAATACACATCTGGAGGATACTATGGATCTCGACAGGATTATATTTGCCCTAAATGTAATCTGGGGCTGGGCGGTGAAGCTAGACGAAATTACTGCGAAAGAGGCAAGCCAGCAATTACGTGATGCTGTTGTGCTTCTGAAGGAGGAGTTGGGGCTGGTCTAGGTTGGAATCTCCTGCTACAATTATTACAAAGCCACTCCCAACCATCTAGCTCATTCACTAATGCCAGATCGCCTCTACACTTAGGACAGGACTTAAGCAACCATCTAGTTCCTTTCATCTACCCCTGCTTTGTGGTGTATATAGCTGCCCATTCCACATGAACTTATTATGTATAATGGGCACCTGACGTATATCGAATCTAACACTGGCCCCTCCATCGGGTAACAAATAACCAGCCACAAAGCCCTGTTGCCAGTCTGGTGCTGGTGCGTATGGTGGTGTGAGACTACACATACAGCCGCCCTCTAACCACACATAGGTCGCCAGTTCCCTTATCCCATCATCTCCCCCACCGTCAAACTTTGTATGATAGAAGGCCGCGAGACGATGTGTGTGGCCAGTTATGCCACTACCGCCAAATTGGTTATAGCACTCTCTGGCTGTCATACCCGACCACTTCCTAGCTTCCCATCCATGTATCACTAACAACCCGCTAATGTCTATACCGGGGGACGCGTCAGGCGAGCCGTTGGCAACGTTCATGGGATCATAGTATGGGGTGTATGACCAATCGCCCAGATCCAACAGACTTTGTAAGGATAAGCCTCCCAGGTCCGAAAGTGCTGGGGCTTGCCTCCACAGATATTTTCTTAGTCTGTCTTCGTGATTGCCTTCGTTGAAATGTTTGTGGCAGTTTGGCCCCAGTATCCGGCTCTTCTCTCTCAGATACGCCTTAAACCCCTCGACCTCTGCGCGTATTGATGTGGGATTAACTGGATTACGATCAAAGCGGCTGATAGTAGGAAAGTCTAGCCCGTCGCCGTTCAACACAGCAAAGTCGGGCTGGAAGTCTGCTAGGAACCGGTTAAATGCGCGGTCTGTTTCCGTGTCATGATATGGATACTGTACGTCCGACCATACGACGATCCTAACTGGTCTCATTTCCATCTCTATTCCTTTCTCTAATCCACTCTAGTAGCTGTCCAAGCCCTATAGGCTCTCCTAGAAACACCGGAATAGGCATTGCCAACGCATGGCCTACCTCTCTATCTGCCCCATCTGATTCTCCGCGTATTCTATACAAAGCATCACAACTGTCCAACCAAACCAAATCCTGCTCCAGCCACCAAGTATGGTCATGTGGGTGGTATACTTGCCACAATAGAGACAGGTGCGGTACGAAAGGCACCCCTCCTATTCTTACTATGTGTTCTGCCGCTTCTAATGCCTTATGTACGTTATTACCCCAGTCCCCCAAACTGATGGGGCCGGCTATGTATATCTTAGGCTTCATATTCTACCACCAGAATGTTACCTGACACATCTCCTCCTCTTAATCCAGCTCTCCCCAATTCTTTCCAACTGCCACATCAACCTCGACCGGGAAGCCTAGCAGACTCTCTGCTGTCTCTATCATTATACCACAAACCTCGTTTTTTATCTCGCCTACCTCACTTTCTGGCAGCTCAAACACCAACTCGTCGTGTATGTTGAGGATGAGGGGAAGATGCCCTAATCTAACCATAGCTGTCCTCATTATGTCTCCTCCAGCTGTGCCTTGTACTGGGTGGTTTATAGCGGCCTTAAGCGTCTCTTCTGGATCCTGTGGGTCAAGTTCTGGGAAGTAGCGCCTGTGGTGCAAAAGTGTCTCTGTCCAACCGTAATTCATAACCTGTTTGACCACAGTATCTTCCCATGCCATAAGACCCGGAAACTCATTCAGGAATTGTGTTCTGATTTTGTGGGACTCTTCCAAACTTACACGTATGCCTGCCATAGTCCATAGGTATCTTTGTAGCCCCTTGTCACTCAACCTGTAAATCATGCCAAAGTTGATGTTCTTACTTAATTTGTACTCAGCAGGATGGGACTGAGAATCAGCCCCAGGCAACCTTAGTATGTTATGTAGTGTATAGAGATGTATATTACCACCACTTTCGTAAATCTCTCTCATCCTCACATCACTGCTTAACGCGGCCGCGACCCTGAGCTCAACCTGCGAGTAGTCCGCAGAGAGCAGAATGTTATTAGGAGCCGCCACATACAACCCTCGTATCTTCTTCTTCCATACCTCGCTCCGAGAAGGCTGGTTCTGTGCGTTGGGATTTTCACAACTGAGCCTGCTGGACCTCGTCCCTATTTGCAGCCAGGTCGGATGAACACGACCATCTTTCCCTAGATGCTTCTCTACTGGCTCGATATACGTTCCTCGCATTTTGCCTATTTCTCGATAGTCAAGTAGAGCTGGTACTATGGGATGTTGTGATGAAAGGATCTTTAGAGATTCGCTATCGGTGCTCCAAGCCGCCCTACTCTTTGTCCTCTTTAGTGGCCTTAGTCCCAACTCATCAAACAAAACGTGTCGTAGTTGCGGTAGAGAGTCCATGTTGAAATCATGCCCTACTGTCTCCCACACCTTAACAGTAGCGTCTATCTTCTCCCTAGTAGCCTCGACCTTCAAGGCCTGTAACTTTTCCCGATCTACCAATATGCCCCTTCGCCGCATATTGTCCAACACAGGTATAAGTTGATGCTGTATATCAAGTATAGGGCCCGCATGATTCATAGCTATTTCTGTTCTATCTCTTTGGTAGAAGATCCTTGTTACAACAGCATCGGCAGCAGCATACGGAACGAGTTCCTCTGGGGGTATTAGACTAGCATCCTTTGGCTTTTCCCCCGCGAGCGCCTCAAACGTTTCCATCTCATATCCGAGCTCTAACATCGCTCGGCCTTTGAGACTCAACCTCTCTTTTCCCAATACATAGCCACTCAGCATCGTATCCCAGATTTTCTCAGGAGGAAAATACACACCGTACTTAGCCATGAACGCCATATCAAACTGAGCATTATGAAAGACTACTGGACCTCTCCACCCTTTTATCCAGTCCATGAACTCTGCAACATAATAGGTAACGTGGCCCTCATTCTTCTCCCAAGCCCAGGACACGCATACAATGTTATCTGTCTCTGGGTCAAGGCCAGTAGTCTCTAGGTCTATAGCTAGGACGGTGGGCTGATCTACTCCTGGTAGTTCGATAGGAACAGTCTGAAATGGCGGTTCTTCTGGGATTGATTTGACTGGTGGAGGAATGAGATTATCTTCCAATAGCTGTCTAAAGTCATACTCTATAATTGGTTTCAATGCTCGTTGATGTAACATAGCAGCAGGATGGTACATCGGGATGAGTGTTCGGTTTCTACCGTTCATCTCCCTTGTAAACTTCTGCCCATGATGCAGCTTGAGTTTCAGGTCCGGCGCTAGACGAGATATAGCAGTCTTGCCTAGCATTACAATGATGTACGGATCAACTTGTTCTATCTCCGTGTTAAGCCAAGCACCACAGGCCCTCATGTACTTTATCTTAGGAGTAGGATTACCTTCCCCAGGCCAATGCTTGACAACGTTTGTAAAATATGCGCCTGCTGGGTCAATTCCTGCTAACTCTATCAACTTAGTCAACAACTTACCAGCTGCGCCGATAAATGGTACACCAGTATTGTTCTCTTCGCGACCAGGAGCCTCTCCTACGAACATTGTCTGAGCGGGAACAGGTCCGCGCCCAGGCACAACAAAACCGTTCTGGTATAGATCGCAGTTTTTACAGTCTACTAGACCTGGTATGAGGTTAAGGCTCATATTCCTAACGGCTCCCTCTCTGCTTCTAGCGCCTTCTCATAACCAGCTTTCCAGCACCTGCACATTTCATCATTAGGACAGTACTCATCTATTGCCTTAGCAAGCCTCATTACTAGTTCAATGCGTGTCTCGTAATCAGAGCCGCTTCGGCGTAGTTCCTCCAGGATAATCTGTTCGTTAGCTGAAAACATCTCTCCTCCTATGGTTTCTTTACTACCAAAACGACTTCGTTATCAATCCTCGGACTACCCTTAGATTCGGCCAATCTTCGGAAGAAGCTTTTATACCCCTTCTTCCCGTCCTCACTCACTAACATAGTCTCAATCCAGCTCACAGGCTCAAACCCAATATGCATTAGCAGGTCAAGCGTCATCTGTGGCAAGTCCACAATCTTCTTCTTCCTGACAAAGCTCTTGACTACAATCGCGGCGTGAGAACCAGGCTGGAAAAGATCATACATCTGCTGGTAAACTTGTGCCACTGCTTCCCAGTACGTCTCGCCCCTCTGATTGCCTAGATTGTTTGCAGCCTCACTATACCCGCCCTCTATAGGTTTCCTGCCCTCCTCCTTGAACCGCTTATTGATGCCACTATCGGTACTGTGTCTACTACCACCTTCGAGAGATTTCTCGTAAGGTGGTGATGTGACGGATCCCAGGTTGGAATAGGAATCGAACAGCAGCCTATTTCCACGCATACCGTAAGAAGCTCCTGAAATACCCTTTCTCTCCATGCGTTCCAGTTCCAAATGGCTTGACCGTTCTCTCACAATCTGGCCTTCGTAGGGCGGACTTGTCAACCCCGCTATTTGCCCAGGACTTACTCCATACGTGTCATTTATCCCCTCTTTGACACTACCGGCGGTCTCTTCATTTCCTTGTCTGTTACCGTAGGGCGGAGAAGTGATACCAGCCAACCTAGCTATATTTTCTATAGATGATCCCTGTCTGTCTACTGTCGCATTTCTCGTCATGACATCTGAAATAGACCCGTCTTGTACAGCATAACGATCTCTTGTCTCTGGTTGGGAAAACGGGGGCGAGGTTATGCTGCTAAATCCGATGGGGCCAGGATCACGGTACTCCAACACGTCCTTATCGCCTCTATAACCTCGGACATTCTGCGTCTTATCTCTAAAACCGGGGTGCCGTAATTGATCCCCCGCCATAACAGATTGTGCTTCCCACGGTGGAGAAGTTACTGTCGCAAGCCGACCTTCCTTCATCGCCCCAATTTGTCCCTCTTCTTCGCCATAGTCACTAATATACATCGCCCTCGCTCCTATGTTCTTCTGCGATGTAAAAATATCAGGACGAGTTGTGGTAAACTCTCCGCGCTCAAACCTCTCTGCCTTCCTCTGTCTGGCTTTGTCTGTTTGCTCGCCAGTGTGGATGCTGTTAGCGTAAGGTGGAGAGGTTATGGCAGCTAGGGAGCCCTCCGGCATTACACCTACTTGTCCAGGTGTCGTACCATACCCAGAATCTTCACCTCCAACAAAACCTCCCTGTAGACGAGAACCGTTCCTTTTATCTCTTTCTACTGCTGCGATAAACTTCTTATCTGTGGTGAGAGAACTAGTCATAAACGGAGGACTGGTAATAGAACCACTAATTATACCATGTACTATATCAACTAAGTTCCTAGAATCGCCTTGTACTATATCAGGCAGCGGACACCCATCCTTCTCCCATCTCTGCATATTCAGCGCAAAGTTCTCCTCTGCTAGATTAACGAACTTCGGTTCTAATTCCACACCTAGCCAGTTCAGATAGTAGTCGGCTGCTGCTATCCCACCTAGTCCCACACCACCAAACGGATCCAGAATCAAATCTCCCTGTTCCCACCAACCGCGCTCCAGCCCAGTAGTAATAATCCAATACACTAGCTTGCGGCTGAACTTTGCCGGATGGGACATAGCCTCTGGAACCACTAGCCCTTTCCAGCTCTTACCATATAGTCCGTAAACCTGCTCAACTTCCATCAAACCCTCCCGGTGTATACTGCCTGATCTGGAGATGACCAGGTAGGTATTTTTATAGTAAAAGGCGTAATCAAATCCTTCTCTTGGTCACAGATCTTACACCACAAAGACAATGCTTGATCCTCTCCCCAGTCTACTACTACTGCTCTATGACCAAACCTATTACACCATTTATTCATTAGTCTACGCCACGGTTTTGGAACACCTATACCTTCCCAGTGCCACTCATAGGCTTCCCATGATGCTGCTAGAAGCGACGGTTGTGATAGTGTTTTCCTAGCTTCTACCTTGAAATCATAACTAGCATCTTTAAGTCCCACCTAACGCCTCCCATATCTTCTTCATTGTCCTCTTCCCTATGCCCTTAATCTTTAGCAGCTCCTTCTCCTCTTTACTAATCAACTGCACAATACTATCTCCACAATGCTCCGCCAGCGCCCTCGCTGTATCCTCGCCCACACCGTCAATTGCCATAAGCATTTTCATACACGAACTTATCTTACCTCTAGCTCTGGTATGTGGCGCGCTGTAGCGAATAAACGTAGTATGTTCTTGCTTCCTACTCCACCAGTATACCTCTGCGATATTCTCAAGTAGCATATGTTTTGTAGGTTGGACGAGTAATCTGACTGGTGGCCCACCATCCCTGGGATTCTGTATGCTCCATAAAAATCCCGCTAGCGCATCCAATCTCCACTTTGTTTCTGTGTCCACATTAAACTCTAAATACTCATGTCCTGTGTGAGTATTGATTTTCATCTGTGGCCCAGATGCCACAAACAGATGTCTTGAGTTTCCTGGCTGGACTAGGATTCCGTGTATGGCTAAGAATGGGACATCTACAAACTCCCTCAGCCTGTTTAACTGCCACTCTAACCTCTCTCCACGATCATGACTCCATAAGGAAGAGAGAAAATCCGAACAGGACTTCATCTCGCCACCATAGGTAACTTCTTCAGTCCCCCACCATATATCGCCAGCCTCTAATAGCTCCTTGTTATACTCTACTGGTGCATAGTCAGACAAGGAAGATGCCGTCAGTTGATCTTCGCGGCTATCAAGGGTTATAGGAGTAGCATCAAGTTGTTTTATCATAAGCGTATCGAGATTTCATAAGGATACTCTAGTCTAGCATCCCACGCAGCATCCAAGAACTTACTCAGCTGTTCCATAAGGTCTCTGAGTTCTGGAACTTCTTCATGTCCGGTCTCTACGTCTGCTACTATCGTATAGTGTGGCAAACATAGAGGCACTATACTATACGCGCCTGTCATACGATCATAGCCACCATAACTGTCAAATACTACTCTATGTTTGGCAATCATTCTCTACTTCTCTCCTAATCTCAGAGGCATTTATTCGCTTATCTTGTTCTTCCATTACCACCTTAGTCAAATAAAAGCACAGGTCAATCGCTTCGTCAAATGCATCATGCATCCCATCTCTTCCATCATGGGTAGACAGATGTTGTGCATACTTTTCCAGCCCTCGCTCTACTCGCTTTTTTATATAGGTATAAAGCGTAGGCCAGACAACGTGCGATGTGCCTATCTGAAAGATGGGAGCAGGTTCTGATAACTTTTCTATTTCTGGCGGCATAGTTCCACCATTCACGATATACGCGTCTCGCGCTTCCGGGCTAGACTTCTGCCATACATACGCTCTTAGTCCCTCTACATCTACTGGCGCTTGAGCATAGCCCATATCTATGGGTCTAGGATCCGTCTCGTGCCAGTGTGGTCTAGTTTCCTGACATACAGCACACCCGCCTGTTTTGTGGTAAACTTTCACCTTATTCTCCTCCTGACTAAAAATCTCGGTTGGTGTTCTCGGACAGTAACAAAATTGGAGCCCCTGACACCAGCTAGTCTTGCTTGATACCATCTCGTGCATGACTGCCTTATGCTGGCAGTAGGAGCATACTTTGAGCCCTCCACTCATACGATCTCCTCTCTAATAACGCTTTGATAGGTGCCCAAGAATCCCAGCTCCTCAGACACTACTTCCTCGAACATTCCTGGCCTCTCTCTGTCCTTGAGCGTAGAAACCGTATAACCCTTCATACCATACTTCAGTAACAGTACCGTATCATACCAGCTCTGAACATTCTTCTCCCCCTGAATAGTATAGGAGTGCTCTCTAATTTTCCTAGGGTCGTTCTTGCTAGCCTCGCTTTCCCTATCTCTAGTAGTAAATCTGCTAATCCCAGGCAACGCTAGCTCTGTAGCTATAACGTTTACCTGCATCATACGAGCATCAGTCCCACCAGTCGGGTCAAACACGATACTCCTCAACAATCCCTTAATAATATCCCAGTCCATTGTCGAGAGCTCTTCTACAGTGAGCGCGTTTTTGATCTTGTCCGCTTCTTGAGTGGGGAGCTTCTTAGCCTCATCCAGATTTCTAAGCCTCTTTTGGGCGAAGTAGTCATCTAGCTCGTCATCAGTTACGCCAAACTTTGCGGTAGCCCAATACTCTCGCACAAAATCCCATACCATGTCTACCCTGTCCTGCATGACCCAATCACCGGGTTGCCACAGTGGTTTCATGTCCTTATACGCCTGCCTTGCAGACGACCAATTAGGACAGTCAAATACAAAGAAACTCTTATCCTCCCACCCCCTTACCCTTCTTAAAAAGCGTAGATGTCCACCATCAAACGACTGAAGGAATACATTATGGCCTTTCTTTAGCGCCTCAACCGCCATCTCAAAGAGCAGTCTGGTCTTCCCACTACCTGTATCTCCTGTTACTAGAATCCGTTCCCTACTCATCTTATCCCTCCTCTAGCATCTTTACTGCTTCTGGCCTTTCTAACAACACTCTCACCGCTTCTGTAAACTCCTCTTTGAGCATCTCCTTAACATCAATCCTAGTAGCAACCCCATCCTTCTCTATCTTGACCATCTGGACTTGCTCTGGGCTTAACATTCTCTCTATTAGGCTATGGTTCCAAAACACACGCTTATAAGAATATTTGTTGAGACGTATAGGCCCTATCACCAACTTTCCAGGATCATCAGGTTCAAGGGCTGGTCTGCTTGCGTCCTGAAGCTGTTCAGCAAACTTACCCAGTGTCTTGCCAAACTGGTACATTTTTGCGGCGGCTTCTTGGTCTGGTGTAGGGGGAACTACTATCGCAGGTACACCCACAACCTCGCCCCAACACACCTCTCCTATGGGGCAACTTCTACACTCATAATTATCGGGAGATTCGTAGAGGCGTTCCGGCCACCTTAGTTGATCTACTGATTCAATCGCTGCCAACCACCGTCTCCTTAGCCCATCAGCATAGCTGTCATCGGTTATAATAGGTAGGACCTTCAACTGTCCGCTGCCTTTGTTCTTTGCCACAACCAGCCCCATAGCCGGCAACTGGCGCATAGTCTCTTCTTCAGTGTAGTCAAGCAGCGCATATAGTGGAGAGGCTGGATTGTCAACGTCATTTGGCATAAGCATCTGCTCGTGGTACTCTCCGCTCAAGTAGGCTTGTATCTGGTCATAGTAGCTAGGAAACCCTTCTTGATAGCCCTGTTTGAGCAACTTCCAATAAAGCCCATCATTCATACTCTTAGCCTCGAGCAGCCACCGTCCTGGGGGTGCTAGTGAGCTTGTGCCATCAACCTGAATAACACCGTCCAAGTGGCCTGGCACGAGTATAGTGCTATTTAGACGAAAGTTGACCTTCGTAACCGTCTTGATACCGCTCTCGAAGCGAACATTATCCCGTAGTAGTCTAGTCTTAACATCGTACTCGTGCCAATGACCATCTCGGAAGCGTGGACTATCGGCCGGCGTGTTAGAAGATTCTCCCGCGTCGCAGTCTTGTAGAAACGGAGCAGCAAGACGCTTAGGACAATAACCTAGACCAGAACATCTTAACCCTCCTATGTATTTATCCGTAAGCGTCTCACCCACTCTTCTACCCTCCTTCTCTAGGCTGGATTGCTATCGCGTCTCAACTGTAGCAGAGGACTCTGAACCTTGGATGCAGCGTCCTCTTTAGCATGTTCCTCTCGTGCTACATCCACCGCATCCATCTGCCAATGTAGGTTATTGATTTGGGCACAGATACTTGCATAATCGTGCAAGTGTTCGCCTGGTATTCTTTCCAGATAGTCTGGCACCAGCATATCCATGACCTGCTTTACACCTGCCAGGTGCTTTGGTGTTGGACTAAAATCCATATCTTCCTCCCTTCTTAGTATTGGTTGTCTCCTACAAGAATCGCACTTGCCCTACAGCCAGGCTGCAATGCACTTTACACCTTCGGAGACTGAAACCCTAAGCTAATGCAGGCCCCAGCTTATAGACCTCTTTCCCATCAACGGTCTCTTTCGCTAGTAGCCCATCATCCACAAGTTTGTCCAACGCGCCCTTATTTGCATACGGCGCTAGATGCTTATGACTGGTTCTAATCGCTCCCAGGACCTTGAAGAAGTCCTTACCAGCAGCGAGGATGGCTGCTTGGACCTCTAGCGGATCCTCAGACGAAGCTGTTAGCACAGGAGCTTCTTGGACAGTACCAACGTGAACCACACCAGGAGCTATATCACTTGCAGGATTACTTGCAGGCGGTGTAGTAGCAGCAGCCGTCTCCGTGATAGAACTCAACCCGCGGCTCTGCCTAAAGGCATTATCGTACCCGTCCCACTCTACCACGTACCGTCCATAAGGCAGCTCACCTCTAGCAGCTCTCTTACCAGCTGCTATATCTTCCCTGGTCACTCTTGTGCCTTTGCGCTGGAAGTGGGCGTGGAGACCAAGTAGTCTACTAGGCTTATGCTCCCACGGCACGCCAAGAGTATCTAGTACGGCATAGAACCTACCCCACTTGCCTGTTTCGCTAGGCAGTACAGGTTTCCCTGTCTCGTCTACCAGAGACCCACCAGTCTTACGATCCGTCGGCATGTTGAACCGTTCTGGCGTATCGGCTACATCACCGATGGGACTATCGAAGCGGAGAGTAAACTCGATCTGACGGTAGAACTCATGCCTCTCCTCGTCCTCGCCTGTTACATGAGCCATGTCTGTGATAGTCGCCCAGAAATCGTCGAACGCGCTGGGTGCTAGCCGAGGAGTCTGTCCAATTAGGCCAAACTCTTCATCATAGTTATTCAGTTGTGTCATCCTTTTCCTCCTCTTAGGAAACTACTAAACCCGTCCGTTGTATCCCTAATTATACCATACTCCCTCCTGATTGTCTACCTAAACATCCTCCTGGTTTGTGGAAATCCCTTATACCATATCCTGCATCACTCGCCTCTCTTAGACTATAGTACCTAGAGGATTCTGGGCTATCCTCTTCAATTATCCAGAAGTGTTTGTTTATAAGCTCTTGGACTAACTCGAAGAACTCCTGGTCATCCATATCTCTCCAGTCTCCAAACATCCACTTATATTGCTCCAGAAGTTCTCTAATAGTCATAATTGGCTACACACCCTTCTGGTTTAACGGGTTAGTTGCGTCGTTGACGCATAACCAGGCTGTACTTATAGTTTCGGGCCCACTCCAACCATTCTTCCAACCCACTTCATACAGCTTCTCTGTGCCGCTTTCCCCCCTCACTACTACATAAGACTTGTTATATGGGCCAAACGCTCCTTGATAGCCCTTATACGCATCGTAGATTGCTGCCTGAGACGTGGAAATGTAGCCAAGAACTATGCCAGGCTCGCACGACAGCTTTACACCACTGTTGTTATAGGTGCGTATAGCCGCACCTGCAATACCCACTATAACCACCAATGGGACTAAGAATAGCACCACTATTTCTTTCATATATTTCATAGTTTTACTCATACCATAGCCTCCAAAATCTCTTTGGGCATTAGCTGCCTATATCTACCCAAGAACATCTCCATCTTACCATCAAAGATCCATGAGTTATGTGATCCAAACCCCTCTGCTACATAAGTACCGACATCTACCTTCAATGATACCACTTCTCGATCTCCGGCATCAACTATATCTTTTACTCTCAGTGCTTTGTACGCAGACATTCTGTTACCATAACCACTACTTACTAGCTTATCTATCAATCTGCCTGGTCTACACTGTCCTAAGAACCTAAGTCCTTCTCTAAATCCTCCAGTGATTCTCATAGATAGTAGCTTATGTTTCCCCAAACCTCCATGTACGAGTAGCCTAGTAGTATAGGTAAACCTTGTGTCTGATAGATAGTTAAGTGCCCTATCTGCTGTAGGAGAAACGCGCTGCGCCGCACTTATGACCATCACTTTAGGATTTCTTAGGCCTTGGTCTAGGCTTATAGTGCCTTCTCCATCGAAAAACCCTCCCAGCCAGCCGTGTTTATAGTCAAGGCCTTCCTCCCATACGTTAAGGTACTTAAATACACGTATGTTTCCTCTACCTTGTCCAAGTAACTCATCCGCTCTTCTCCAGCCTGTTACATTGTTATAGCCACGTGTCAGCCATTTATGAGATGTACTGGCTGTCAACTCTGTACCATCCTCTAATATAGTTGTGTAGCAAGGACGTACTATCTTAGCCGCTTGTTCTACAGTTCCAACACGCCACCGTCTTGCTGTGCCTCGTCCTCCAGTATGATCGTCGAAGGATAGTACCTTATCCCCCACCACTAACTCTTCGACACTTAGCCATCTTAGATCAGCAGTCAGAACTTTTGTCCCCACCACCACACATTCTCCATAGTCTTGACTATCTCTTGTTACCCGCCCCAATGTCTGTATTAGGTCTTGAGCCGCTGCATAATAGTACCAGTATGGTCTCTGCTTCGACCTAATTCTCACTCTCCTATTGCTCCTATCAGGTAGAGGCATCTTCAATAGTATCTGAACTCTGGCAATATCATGGGCGAAGTCCTCTCCGTGGCTTACGCTAGGACTCATCAACCACAAATTAGTCCTATCTTCCTTGAACCTCTTGATGATCTCTCCCCTATCCACGCCCCTAGTATGAAACAATATCCTGTCCTTGTTCTTGATATGAGGATAGACGAGGTTGCCTAGTGTGAATGATCTAGTATGTATTACACCTTTATCTGTAGTTCTCTTTTCTAGGACATAATCACAAGCGGCAGCTAGTGATGGAGCAGCGTCCGCCTGTGTCTCTCTAGTCACCTCTGCTACTGGCCTGTAGTAAATTGGCCTACTATCTACAGGGAACGTCCACGGCAGCTTTATGAACCGGTACTCATTTCCATCTAACCCCATCAACTGAGCAAAGAACTTGTGATCCAAGATAGTCGCACTCATTATGACAAGTTTTTTAGTCTTTGTCAGTATAGTCTGTTGTATACTAGGTGCCCAAACCGGCCCTATACTCATCCCACCACCATCTTCTTCAACTATCCATCTCTCATGTCCTGGGTCCAACTGGGCTATCTTGGTGAGGAACTTAACTCTCTTCTTCCATACTTCCTGAGCATGTCCGCTAGTCTCGCTAACCGCATCCGCCGCCTTCTCTCTAGCCTTTACCCCGTACTCTATCCACCTCTGTATGTTATCGAGGTCACGAGGCATGTTCACTCCCAACTTCTCGATCATAGCAGACATTCTTTTACTAATGGATAGGGAAGCAAAGTCCACTAGAACATTATCAAGTAGGTGTCCCTCATCAGCGAACAAATAATCCGCGCCCTTGAACCCACCAACGTATGACGCTTCTGGCAACCAGTATGCATAGTTAAGCGACACGAGTGGGCGTTCCATAGCCCTCTTTTTTGCTTGCTGATAGGGACAGTCATCCCTACTCGTACAACCACACTCTATCTCACCCAGTAACTCTGCCAGCTCTCTTTCTTCAGCATCTCCTATTCGATTGACACAGGGATAGTTGGCCCTGCCCATCATCTTTACTATA